TTGAAACAGATAGTCTAAATGCTACCAAGATACATTGTATATGTATCCAGGACTATGCTACGGGAGAACAGAAAGACTTTATACAAAAGCAAGGATGCGAAGAGTTTAAAAAATTTCACAACCAAGAACGTAAGTATATTATGCACAATGGTGTCAGCTTTGATGGGCCAGTGTTAGAAAGATTACTAGGTATTACAATACCTTTGGAAAATATTATTGACACACTTCTTATATCACAGATGATTAATGCGCACATCGATGGTGGTCACAGTTTAAAATCTTGGGGTAATAAATTAACGAAGAGTGGTAAGCTAGAGTTCAAAGACTTTGATCAATACTCAGAAGAGATGTTAAAGTATTGCCAACAAGACGTGCATGTAACTCGTAAACTGATGCAACACTTAGCGCCAAAGATTACTAGGTTCAGTACAGAGAGTGTACGTATGGAACATCGAATAAGAAGAATCATAGACCAACAAGAGAAGAATGGATTTTATTTAAATGTAAACAAGGCACATGATTTATTAGAAGAGCTAAAGACAAAGTCAGAAGATTTAAAAAAAGATTTGCAAACTATCTTTGCTACTATCTACACACCACGGTTTCATAAGACCACTGGTAAACCATTAAAAGATCATGTCGATGAGTTTAATCCTAGCTCTCGTAAACAAATCGCCGAACGATTACAAAAGAAATATAACTGGGTGCCTACAAAAACAACACCGACGGGACTACCAGTTATTGATGAACAAGTTTTGAAACAGTTACAATACCCAGAGGCCAAGATGATTGCAGAATATTTATTGTATGAGAAACGTGTATCACAAATTAAATCTTGGTTGAAGAATGTAAAAGATGATAGTCGAGTACACGGAAGAGTTATAACTCTTGGTTGTGTGACATCTCGTATGAGTCACTATGGACCGAACATGGCACAAGTGCCGGCAAGTTATTCACCCTTCGGTAAAGAGTGTCGCTCATTATGGACTATAGAAAATCCAGATAAGTATTGTTTGGTAGGCTCTGATGCTAGTGGCCTGGAGCTACGCTGCTTTGCACACTACCTACAGAATCCTAAGTTTACAGAGCAAGTTGTAGACGGAGACATACATACATACAATCAGAATATTATAGGATTAAAAGATAGACCAACGGCAAAGACTTGGGTGTATGCATTTATTTATGGAGCCGGCGATGCAAAACTTGGTCAGATAGTTGGCGGCAATACAGAGGCAGGACTCGCTAGTCGTAAACGATTTATAAATAAAGTCAAAGGTATGAAGACACTGACAAACAATCTAATTAATTTATTACAACAACGAAAGCGCAAGTATGGTGAGTACCAACTGGTTGCGCTTGATAAAAGAATTCTACTTGCACGATCTATCCACTCCAGTTTGAATACACTTATTCAAGGAGCGGGTGCAATTATATGTAAGCAATGGCTACTCAACATAATTGACGAGGTCGACAAGCAGAACGTGGATGCCAAGCCAGTGGCTAACGTCCATGATGAGGTACAGTTTGAAGTTCGCAAAGAACAAGCTGTAGATTTTGGTAACATAACAAAGGAGGCAATGAAACATGTAGAAAAACAATTTGATTTACGATGTCCACTAGATAGTGAGTACTCGATCGGCACCACTTGGAAAGACACTCATTAATTGTGGATAACTAAACAGTGTGTTACACTGTTCAAATGTTTATTAAAAAAAAACATTTAATTTTATTAACTTTTATTTAAGGAGAAAACTATGTCAAAAATATCTGGCACTGCATACTGGGCGAAAGTCCACCAACCACATTACGATCAATACAATGAGAAAGGTATCTTTTCCATTGATGTAACAGTGGATGCAAAGACTAAGAAACAATTACAAGATTTGGGTCTTGGTCCTCGCATAAAAAACAAAGACGACGAGAGAGGTGAGTTTATTACTATTAAAAGAAAGTACACTCGTAAAGACGGTACAAAAAACTCTGCACCTCGTGTTGTAGATTCTAAAAGAACACCTATTAGTTCTGATATTTTAATCGGTAATGGCTCATTAGTGAACGTAGCTTTTGATACTTATGATTATAATGTCGGAGGCAACAAAGGTGTCGGTGCATCTTTAACAGCTGTGCAAGTAGTTAAACTAGTTGAGTATAGTCCCTCTGAAAATTTAGATGAGTTCGATGAGGAGTCTGGATATCAGGCTCCAACTAATGGCGCATCTAATAAGGATGGATTAGAAGACGATAAGCTTCCGTTCTAATGTCTAGTAAGAAAAGCATAGATACTCTTGTAAAAGATATTTACAAATTGTTTGATGAAGGTAACGATCGAAAACCTAAAACACATGATTTGAATAAATTTGCAGAGAGTATGAAAGATGCTGTTCTTACTTACTTAACAGAAAAACAATCTGGTAGCCGAGGTATTCGTATGTCGAGCCTCGGTAAACCAGATCGTCAATTATGGTATGAGTTATATAAACCAGAACTAAGAGAACATATGCCAGCTCATGCACGAATTAAGTTTTTATATGGGCATATGTTAGAGGCACTATTATTATTACTATCTAAAACAGCAGGTCATTCTGTTACTGATGAACAGAGAACTTTAAAACTTGACGGAGTAACTGGTCATCAAGATGCCGTGATAGATGGGGTTGTTGTTGATGTTAAGTCAGCATCACAATTCGGTTTTAGAAAATTTAGAAACAACGATATTACACCAGAGACTGATGCCTTTGGGTATCTCCATCAGATTGCTGCATACTCCGAGGCTAATAACAATGATAAGGTAGCTTTTCTTGCTATTGATAAACAAAGTGGAGCACTAGCATTGTGTCGTCCAAATAAATCTGATGTGCCTAATGCACGAGAAAGAATTAAACATTTAAGAAAAGTTTTAAAAGACAAAGACAAGCCACCACCAAGGTGTTATGATGAAGAACCAGAGGGAGCATCAGGTAACATGAAGTTAAGTGTTGGATGTTCATACTGTGCATACAAAAACGATTGTTGGTCTGATGCAAACGATGGACACGGACTACGAAAGTTTATATATAGTAAAGGACCACGATGGTTAACCAAAGTGGTTATTGAGCCTAATGTTTCAGAAGATATTCCATGAGTGTTCTTAGAAAAGAAAAAGGATTTTATAGGTCTATCTTTGAGGCCACTGTATGTGGTAAGCTTGATGAAGATAAAGTTAACTTTGAATATGAAACTCTAGTCATACCTTATGTAGTTCCATCAGTTCGAAAAACATACACTCCAGATATTATATTATCGAATGGTATTATAATAGAACTCAAGGGACAGCTTACAAAAGAAGATAGAGCCAAACATCTGTGTATAAAACAACAGAGACCAGACTTAGATATTAGATTTGTACTACAAAATTCTAGGAATAAACTTTACAAAACTAGTAAAACAACTTATGGTGATTGGCTTAGTAACAATAATTTTATATGGGCAGATAGATTTGTACCAGTGGAATGGATAGATGAAAGACCAAAAGAAATCAACACAACAGACATATTCGTTAAACCCAAACCAAACCCGGATTGCTTTAGACCCTACACTCGATACGATTACCGAGGTAAATAGAGAAGGAGAAAATGAAAGAGCATTATTCAGAGCTGTCATTTACCAAGCTTTATTGGATGCTAGTAATGAAAACGAAAATGTTTCTAAAGAATCTGTGCAAGTTAGGGAAGATGCTGTTCGATGGTTTAGTAAAAGTGTCGGTGTTACCGCTACTTGGTTTGTCGATGTGTGCGATCTTGCTGGCCTTAATTATCAGCAAGTTCGTTCTTTTGCTAGGAAACTTATTGATGAGCCTATCAGCTCAGACTTTCAAAGGAAAAGATTAAATGTATTATTGAATATGACCCATAGAGAGGAGACAAAATGACTGATGATTTAGTAAACAACCCACCCCACTATAAATATAATGACAAGGGTATTGAGTGTATCGAAGCTATTGAGGCTGCACTTACCCCTGAAGAATATCGTGGCTACTTACGTGGTCAAGTTATGAAATACACATGGAGATGTAATTATAAAGGTAAAAGATTAGAAGACTTGCAAAAAGCTCGATGGTATTTAAATAGATATATTGAATTACTAGAAAAAGAATGATAGTATCTGACGTTCCGATACTTGAAATAATTTGTTCACTGACTGCATGTGTATCAGTTTATTTGTATGGTAACGGATCACTGAAAGCACCATTGTTTGGTATTTGCTCACAACTTTTTTGGTGGGCGTGGACAATACAAGAGGGTCTATACTTTATGATGATACTGAATGTGGTGATGACATTAACACATATTAGAAACATAATTAAAATGAAAGGGAGACGATGACGACTTTACCAACTGTTTATCAACAATTTATCCACAAATCTAGATATGCTAGATGGCTATCTACAGAAAAAAGAAGAGAAGAATGGCACGAAACTGTGGCTCGTTATTTTAATTTCTTTGAAAAACAAATAGAAAAGAATTGTAAATACAAGATTGATAAAAAGACAAGAGAGTATCTTGAAAATAAAGTTTTAAATTTAGAGGTCATGCCATCCATGAGAGCATTGATGACAGCAGGTCCTGCCTTGGAAAAAGAAAACATTGCAGGGTATAATTGTTCTTATGTACCTATAGATCATCCTAAAGCTTTTGATGAAATACTTTATGTACTTATGTGTGGGACGGGAGTTGGTTTTAGTGTTGAAAAAAAATACACAGAACATTTACCTAGTATTGCTGATGATTTCCACGATACAGAGTCTGTGGTCGTGGTCAGGGACTCTAAGCTTGGTTGGGCAAAAGCATTTCGGGAAGTCGTTACACTATTGTATGCCGGGCAAATCCCCAGGTGGGATATTTCTAATGTGCGACCGGCAGGGGCACGACTTCACACTTTCGGTGGAAGAGCTTCGGGTCCTGCACCGCTCGTTGATCTCTTCAACTTTGCGAAAGAAACCTTTATTAAAGCAAAGGG